ATATTCTAAATCAAAATCACCACCCTCATAATCATCATTTAAAAGTAATGAAAATGATATTTTTCTAATACGATTATCTGCGTATGGTTTTGTGTGTTGATCAATATGCCATCCATATTCGCCACCCGTTCCATATTCTGTATATTGTAGTGGTTCTATACCATCTATTTCAAAATTCCATCCAGCTTCTTTATTAACCAGTTTAGTATATTCTAAAAATCTATCTAATGTTGGTCTATCATTTATCCAACGTATCTCAGATATTCTTGCAGTATGACCACTACTATCATTTGTTTTTGCATCTTCTTTACTTCCACCATCTACATCTATTTTAAACGGTGGTTGTTTAATTAAATATGGTTCACCTATTCTCATGCTCTCGCAAATTCATCATTCCAACCAAATGCTTCTTTTACAACTTCTTTAGATAATCCTTTGTAGATCTGATGCAACTTTTTATCTTTTGCGTTTATGACAAGTTGTGCTTCAGTTTCATGTAGACCTTCTAACAATTGTATGAACATAAGTTCTTTTTTGTATTGTGGTGTATCATTATCACCGCCTTTAATATAGTGATATAATTTTTTTGCTTCTGCTGCAAGTCTTGTGTGTTCAGTTCCAGCAGGTGCATCGTTTGCCTTAAAAGGCACGTTACCCTCAGGTAGTATCCACTCAATTTTAGGATCAAAAGATGATTTTATTACCATTCTTAATGATTGGTTATCATGATATTTTAGTATTTTTACTTTTTCTTCTTTTGTTTTTGCTTTATGCACTTTGTCTAGTATTTCTGAAAACAATAATGAATTACTAGAATTCAATACTGTACCAGGTAATGGTTTGTTCATTAGAAATCTCCTATCGAATCAGTTAGTTCTTTTAGTTTATTTTCGATAAAGTATGTTAATAACTTACTTCTATCTCCACATGATGCTTCGGTAAACTCTTTGAGAATATTTGTTTGAATGTCAACTGGTATGCAATCCAAGTCTATAAGATTTTTATTACGACTATAATTACGAACTATTTCATCAGTTGCCATTGTATTTTCAAAGTTGCCGTCTTTCCACGCATCTATCTTTTTTTTACTTAAAGGTTTTTGTCTTAATCCTTCAGTAAAAACATTATCATTTGATAACACGTTAGGTATGCCATCAGATGAGTCTCCTTTTAGTATATGTACTTTTATATATTCGTTTGGATCTTCACCATTTAATTTTTTCTTTAATATAGGTGAAAATTGAGATACATTAGAATATTTTTGTAATTGAATAAAGTCTTTATCACCAGATATAATCATAATTTTTTCATCTAAGTATTCTTTAACTAAAGTAGCAATAACATCATCTGCTTCTGCACCGTGTACTTCGATTACTTTGTAGGGTAGATAATCTTTAATTTCTTGTTTGATTTTATTTAAACACTCAAAAATAGATTCCCAATCTTTACTGTCTTTATCTCTTGCTCTTTTACGATTTAATTTATAGTAAGGAAAATAATCTCTACGCCAATAATGTTTACTATCATAAGCCAAAACAATTTCACCATACTCTTCGTTAAAGTCTTGACGATACATACGAACAGAATTTAATATCATATGGCGAACCATACCCATATCAGGTTTCTTGGTTTTTTCCATATTCAAATGCATCATCAAACTCGCAAGTGAAATTTGATTCATATCAAGTATAATCATTTATCCTCTGTCAATTCTTTTACTTTATCTATATTAACACTATGATACGATATATCTAAGTTATTGTCAATAGATTTTTCGGTCATAATCTTTTCAACAAGATTGTTTAATATATGTTTATAACCCATATCTTTGTAACAGACTGCTCTGACACATTCATTTAAGAAAGGTATGTACATTTTCATTGTATCAGATGTTACATCAATACCGTTCTCTTGAAAATTTGTGATCGCATTAACCACAATACTCTCTGCAAGTTCCTCTACGAACTCTATATCTTCACGAACCCTACTATTTTCCTCTGGTGATATTGACACCACTCTTTTCCACGGTCCTTTTATTATGTTGTCTGTCATCAAACTTTTCCTTCAAATCAAAAAAACGTAATACATCTTTTACCTTCATAGACATATTATCAGTTCTAGATTTCTTTTTTAATTTTTCATACTCTGCGTATTCATCAATACTCATTTTCCGTTTGTGCCACTTTTTTTAACCATCTTTTTTTACCTGCCTTTTTTGCAAGTCTTTTTTTCTCTGATGGTTTCTGAAAAAACTGTCTCTCTTTAATTTCTTGAAGAGTTCCAGCATTCTTTACCATACGTTTAAGTTTCCTCATTGCCTTGTCAACATTATTATCTCTAACGATGACATGTAGACCTTCGGTTCTTTCAAAGTTTGGTTTGTTTCTATATTGTTTCAAGCGTTCTCCTTAATTTTTATTTAGTTGATAAAACTGTAAATATTGCGGCCATCCATTCAAAGACCACTCCATAATCTACTAAAGTTAGTAGGGCACCTATTGCCATCCAAAATAATGCTCTTAACATTTTTATATTGGCCCACAAAATTGACCATTCTCATAGAACGGTGACATTTCTTCTGTAAATTTTGGTAAAAAATCGTGTTTAAAAAATTGTCTACCATTATATGATTGACAATAATCATAGTAAAAATCAGAATCACTATAAGGTGTATCTTCATTTCCAAACTCATCATTGTAAGTATGATAATATTCAGAACCATGTATCATTTCTACACCAGATCCACCTGTAAAATTACTTACATCTTCTTTGTAATTTTTATCACAAAATCTTTTAATCTTGTTATGTAATTTAGAAGACGATAATCTATCAAGTTGTGATAAAGGTGCGTTTCTAAAAATTGTATAATAAGTTTTGAAAAAGGGATTATATTTTTCTGATTCATCCCTATATTCTCGCCAATAAACTAAATGTAATGTTCCTTGTTTACTCATTAAGCAGTTCCAAATAACCTTTCATAATTACTCGTTGCAACACTTTGGGCAGATGGCATATGATGATACCCTATACTACATTTTAAGAAGTAGTCACTTTTAAACTCATTCTTTAAAACTAAGTGTTGATCTACCAACCTACCGTTTTTTAATTTAACAATGTAAGAACCATCTTCATTTATTTTAGATATCTTACCTTGTTGTTCTGGGTGTCCAGCACCCCATACAGCAGTGATTTCATCACCTTTTTTGATTTCGATTGACATTTGATTACCTCTCTTTTTGTTCATCTAATTATATTTTGACAGGCTATGGGTATGTTGTCAAGGGTTATATTAAATTAATTTGGTTAAAAAATGCCCGATAATTAAGGACTTTTAGGGTGCGACAATCTGTCAATCAAGAAAATGACGATAAATCTAACTTAATTAGTTGTTGATATCCACCAATACTCTTGCCATCTATATAGATTTGGGGCATCATTCTATGACCCTCACTAAGTATAAACTCTCTCGCTTCTGGTTGTTCTTCTATGTTTATTTCTTTGTACTCTATATCTTTACTTTTTAAATAGTTTTTTGCTTGGACGCAATATCCACACATATTCTTACTGTAAACAATTACTTCTTTCATTACTTACCTTGTCCTTTGTATTTTTTCCATGATCTTCTTTTATGTTTATTCATAGATGACATTTTTGTTTTGCCATTTCCTATTGATGTTCTTTTTATTTTTGGTTCATATACATTAGATGTATTCATCATTCTAGCCATAATTACTCCTTTGGTTTATATATTGTAATTAACTCTTCTTTACCTTTTACTTTAATCTTATCAACTTCTATCGATTCAATATTTGTTAGTTGATCTTTAGTATATGAAGAGTATAGTGTTGGCAACACGTTGCCATTCTTGTCTTTGTAGTTTCTAGTTGATGCTTCTAATCTTGCAGCCAAATTTACTGCATCACCGATTACAGAATAATCAAACCTAGAATCACTTCCCATATTACCAACAATACAAGTGCCTGTGTTAACACCTGATCCTATATTGATTTCTGGTAAACCTTTTTTTCTAAATTCTTCTTTGAGATTTTCAGTTTCTTTTCCACACTCAATACTTGTCTTTACTGCCATCTCAGCATGATTAGGACAATCTAATGGTGCATTCCAAAATGCCATAATACAATCACCCATATATTTGTCAACTGTACCACCATTGTCTAAAACAATTTTTGTCATACGATTTAAATAATCGTTGATAACTTCTACTAATCCTTCTGGGTCATCATTGTTTTTATAATATTCAGATATTGGTGTGAACCCTACGATATCCATAAACAAAAATGACATCTCTTTTCTTTCACCGCCAAGTTTTAATTTACTTGGGTCTTTTTGTAATATTGCAACTTGTCTTGGATCAAGATAAGTTTCAAACTGTTTTCTTATTTGTTGTTTTAAATTAAATTCTAAAATAAAACGATTAAATATACTATGTAAACCTACAAATAATATTACAACTAAAATCCATGTCGTATCAAATAATATAAGTTTGTTATTAAACAAATAATTAGTTGTAAAAATACCACCTGCACTACTAATTACCATTGATAATCCAACAATATAATATGGTGTAAATCTTGTTAAAACTACTATTAATAATCCTACGATAAACGCAATAAGTATTTCAATCAATGGTAATAGATCAATTCTCTCTATATTGATACCATCAATAACTGTTTGTAGTGTTGATGCTATTGCAATATAATCGTATTGACTTCCTATTGGTGTTGCAATAACTCCATTTAATCCTTCAGCAGTTACAGCCACAATAACAGTTTTACCTGCCACTCTTATTTCCTCTGATCCTAAATCTGCAACTGATATAGTTGGATAAGACTTATTCCATGTCAACCATATTCTAGCATTTGAATCTGTTTTGATTGTTGCAAACCCTGGTACTCTCATTGCGATTATTCCAGCATCACCTGACTTTACTTGATAACTTGGATCACCAGTGGCAGTTCTAATAACTTCTATTGCCATTGACGGATAAACATCATTACCTATTTTCATAAGTAAAGGCATTCTTCTTACAACACCATCAATCTCTGGTGCAGTATTTAAAACACCAACACCCGATGCGTTATCACCAATGATCGGTATTGGTCCAACCATACCAGGCCATTCAAACAACCAATCCAAAGGATTACCTATTTTTGCAACTCCTCTTGGATAACCGTTACTTGAAGTTTGATGTGATCCGACTTGTCCAACTACAACAAAATTATCTTTAAGTGAATCTGCAAATATTTCATCACCACCAAATCTATCTTCTTCAGAAAATAATATCGGTAATACAATGACACCTGCATTGTTTAAACGTAAGTAATCTATGATGTCAGAGTAAATATCTCTAGACCAAGGATATTGACCAAACTTGTCAATCGATTTTTCATCTATTGTTAAAATTACAATGTCTTCAGATATTGTTTTTTCTTGTGATTGAAATAATAAATCAAATGATTTTAGTCTTAATAATTCTTTTATTTGTGGATCTTTTAGTCCTACCCATATTAAAAAAAATAATGTGACTAAAGAAAAACTCCAATGAGTGAAAATTTTTTTCATTACTGATTAAGTGTCATTGTACAATAAGTGTGACCACAATATAAATCACCAGTATAAGTTTTACTGTTACCTGTTTGATTTATAGTAATAGAACTTCCGTTACTTGTTCTACCATCAACATCAATATCAATAGAGTGATAGTTACCTGTCTGATTAAAAGTGATTGTTGCAGAGTCCATGTTTAACATGTCTAAATCAATATTATTATCAATACCATCTTGTGTAGTTGTTATAGTATAACCAGTGCTACCTGAAACAGTAAGATCAAAATTATTCGCATTTAATACTGAACAAAATAAAATAAAAGATAATAAAAATATTAAAAGACCTAATTCTTTACTGATTTTGAATAATGTATATTTCATTACTACCCTCTCCTAATGTGTAATCTCTAATCTCGAAATCTTGTTGTTGTACATTAATTATATATCCATTCTCTTGACTCAAGGTTAAGACGATGTTATTACCTGCGGCATCTTCACGACTCCATATCCAATTACCGTCTTCCTCTAAAAGTAAAACTCCAAATTCGTCTCTACCTAATTGTCTTTTGTCTTTTATCTTATCAAATTCACTCCTCATTTGCAAGGCCAATTGTTTGTTTAACTCTGCTAATATGTCAGCTAAGAAATTATTTTCTAAAAAATCTACATCCAATCGATTAGCAAACTCGTCTTCTTGAACCTCTAGTAAGTCAACTTCTAAATCATCAAACTTTAAAAAGTCAATATCTAATGCATTTGCAACTATTTTTAAGTTTTTCTCGTATTGAATCTGATCATCTAATTTTGGTGGTCGTCTAACTATTAATAAATTATTAATTAAAGACTCATCTAAATCTAATAAAACAGGTGACAATGGTCTTTGTTCTGGTGTTTCAACTTGTGTGGCTTGAAATGCTTGATTTAATATTACTTGACCTGCATCACTCTCTACGGATATTTCACCAACGAAGCAATTACCACTTGTATCACAACTTGGCAGTAATATAATAGTAGATGATCCTATCTCATCAACTGTCATTGCAAAGTCTGTTCCTCTAACTGATACAGTTGCAGTGGGTGTCTTAATACTAATATTTTGTGCTGAATTTTTTGCAATTTGACCACTTGCATATCTTACAGTTCCTAAAGATGCTTTTAAAGATAGTTTACCCGTCTTTGTATTAGGATCATATACAAATTCATCTATAATAAGTTTAGAATGAGATGTGACATCAACTCTAGTATCATCTAAAAACTCTATGGCAAGTTTACCTTTACCAGTTTTTACAGTA